CACCGCCGCCGGCACGCGCACCGCCCGGGCGGCCGCCGCCCTCCACACCGCCACCACCGCCACCGCGACGGCCACCACCACCGAACCCATCGACGCCGACGTCACCATCAGCCCGCCCTACGCCCGCTGGAAGGTCGGTGCCCCGTGGACATAGCCGCCTCCAGCAGCGAATACCTCCACATCACCGTCACCGCCACCACCGACGGCGACCCCCTCACCATCACCACCCCACCCCAGATCGCCGTCATCCCCGGCAACAACAACCCCCACGACGCCGACTGGATCACCGCCACCTGGACCGGCACCACCGCCCGCATCCGCCTCGGCCCCGGCGGCCTCCAACTCGACCCCGGCACCTACTGGGCCTGGGTCCGCTTCACCGCCGGATCCGAACAGCCCGTCTACCGCGCCGGCCGCATCCGCATCCACTGAAACGAGAGGCCACCGCCCATGGCCATCTGCCAAGCCGTCATCCTCATCCCCGAGACACCGGAACCGGTCAACCTCGCCAACCTGCTGCCCGACATCCGTCGAGCGCTCACCCAGGCCGGAGCGAACCCGCCCGCCGACCTCAGCCTCAACAACCTCACGATCAGCATCCAGCTCGAGGCGACCGTCCCCTACCTCGACGAGCCCCCGCAGCCACCCTCCCGCTGTGTGCGACGCCCCGCCATCCACTTCGCCTACGAAACCGACGCACCCGCACCAGTGCGCTGACCAAGGGAGGCCCGCGCCATGGCCGACGATCTGCTCGTCATCATCCCCACCCGCGGCCGCCCCCAGGCCGTCCCCGAGATCATGCAGGCCTGGGACGACACCGGCGCCACCGCCCACCTCCTGTTCGCCGTCGACACCGACGACCCCGAACTCGCCGCGTACAAGAATCACGCCGCCGACCTGAAGACCGACCCCCGCGTCCGCTTCACCTTCGGCAAGCGCCGCCGCCTCGTCGGCACCCTGAATGCCCAGGCGGTGAAGGCGGCCAAGTCGTACAGGTTCCTCGCGTTCATGGGCGACGACCACCGGCCCCGCCCCGCCGACCGCCCCTGGGACGAACGCTTCCGCGAATGCCTCTCCGGCGGCCCCGGCATCGTCTACGGCAACGACCTCCTCCAGGGCGAGACCATGCCCACCGCCGTCGCCATGACCTCCGACATCGTCACCACCCTCGGCTACATGGCCCCGCCCGCCTTCGTCCACCTGTGCGTCGACCTCGTCTGGAAGGACTGGGGGACCGGCATGGGCCGCATCACCTATCTCGGCGACGTCATCATCGAGCACCTCCACCCCGCCAACGGCAAAGCCCCCATGGACGCCGGCTACGCCGAGGTCAACAGTTCCGAACAGGTCACCGCCGACTCCGCCACCTACTACACCTACCGCGACGAAGGCGGCCTCGAGCAGGACCTCGCCAAGCTCCACGCTCTCGTAACGGGAACCGCATGAAACCCCTCAAGGCCGAGCCCAGACGCCGCACCACCACGCGCCGCTTCTAGCCCACCTACCGATCGCGGGGAGAGTGCGGCAACACCCTCACCTACTGGCTCAGGTACGCGCTCGCCGAGCGCGCGACTTCAGCTACACGGCTCCGCTCCGGATCGCCTGCCACCTGTGGGGCCACCACAGCGCGGCCTGCCGCGGCATCCCCGGACACCCCAGGAGGTGACCATGCGCGTCCTCCTCACCGGCGCCGCGGGCTTCGTCGGCCGCCACCTCCACCACGCCCTGCTCGACCGCGGCGACCACGTCTACGGCATCGACCTCAACCCCACCCCGCTCGCCCGCAGCGGCGACGCCCTCGACTTCTTCCGCACCGACACCCAGCGCTTCGACCTCGCCATCCACTGCGCCGCCATCGTCGGCGGCCGCGCGTCGATCGACGGCAGCCCCCTCGGAGTCGCCACCAACCTCGCCCTCGACTCCTGGTACATGCGCTGGCTCGTCCGCAACCGCATCCCCCGCGCCGTGTACTTCTCCAGCTCAGCCGCCTACCCCGTCGCCCTCCAGCAGCCCGGCCCGATCCACCGGCTCACCGAGACCGACATCGACTACCAGCAGCCCGGCCGGCCCGACGCCACCTACGGGCTCGCCAAGCTCACCGGCGAACAGCTCTGCCAGTACGCGGCCGCCGACGGCGTCCAGATGACCGTGCTCCGCCCGATGTCCGGCTACGGCGAAGACCAGGACCCGGCCTACCCCTTCCCCGCCTTCATCCGCCGCGCCCGCGAGCGCCAAGACCCGTTCGAGATCTGGGGCAGCGGCGACTCGACCCGCGACTGGATCCACATCGACGACCTCGTCACCGCCACCCTCACCGCCGTCGACCAGGCCATCACCGGCCCCGTCAACCTCGGCACCGGCCGCGCCACCAGCTTCGACCAGCTCGCCCACCTGGTGACCACAGCCGCCGGCTACACCCCCGAACTCAAGCACCTCGCCACCGCCCCCCAGGGCGTCCACCACCGCGTCTGCGACCCCACCCTCCTGCGCACCTTCTACGAGCCCCGCATCACGCTCGAGGAGGGCATCACCCGCGCACTCACCACCTGACCGAGAGGCCCGCGCCCATGGCCACCTACACGATCAAGTACGGCGACGGCACCACCGACCGCGTCGAAGCCGAGTCCGTCGCCTACGACTACGACGAGTCGATCTTCTACCTCCGCGGGCACGACGACCGAGTGGTCGCCTGGATCCCCAGCATCAACGTCCTCAGTATCTGCGGCCAGCCGTATCCCCGGAAGGACGGCGACCTCACCGTCCTCGGCCCCGACACCCTCGCCAGCAGCGACGAGACCGTCATCAGATGGAAGGGCCAGTACTACGTTCGCCGGCCCACGCCCGAAGGGACGGCCCGCTGATGGCCCGCCTGCAGATCCTCGAACTCCCCGAAGGCGCCGCAGACGACAGACCGCCGTTCGTCCTCGTAGTCGACCAGTACGATCCGCAGCGCTACATCCTGGGACACGACCAGCCCCCCGAGCCGATCGACGAGTTCGACGGCATCGCTCAGAAGATCGGCGCCCGCGCCGTCCTCGTCTTCCAGGAGACCGTCGAGATCCCCGCCAACCAGATCACGGCCAGCCCCGCCAGCCAGCTGCACCTCGAAGGCGCTCTGCTCGACAGCCACATCCAGCAGGCCGTCGCGTCCACCCTGCAGACCTCCATCAACAAGCTGAAGGACGGGCGCCATGGCTGAACAGCGGATCGGCAGCGCCCTCGACGCGCTCGGCGTCAGCGCAGACCTCGACGACACCGACATGGTCGCCGACGCCCTCGTCATCCTGAAGGTCGTCCAAGACGACGGCAGCATCGCCCTCTCCATCGGCGCCACCGACAGCCGCGACTGGATCAGCCAATCCGGCCTCCTCCACGCCGCCCTCGAAGTCACCCACACCGGGTACACCCGCGACCGCGACGACTAGGGAGGCGGCCATGAGCGGAGGCTGGAAAGGCTCCACCCGACGCTCACGCCTCCCCGCCAACTGGCGCAGCGAACTCCGCCCCGCCGCCCACGCCCGCAACCCCGAACACATCTGCCACCTCTGCGGACAACCCGGCGGCGACTACCTCGACCACAAACAGCCCGGCGACAACCACGCCCTCGACAACCTCGACTGGGCACACGACGCCGTACCCCCGCACTGCCACCGCTACAAGTCCAGCCGCGAGGGCAACGCGGCCAAGCCCACCCGCCGACGCCCCGAAGAGCCCCACCCCGGACTCCGCCCATGAGGAGGCCAGCCATGCACCGCCTCATCCGCCACGCACGGCACGAGTTCTGGTGGCACGCCGAACGCCTCGCCGGACGCATCTGGGACCGCGCCTGCCGAGACGGCATCAGCTGCTGGCTCGACTGGCTCCCCGCCTTCTGCCTCCGCCACCGCTACGCCGCCCAGCGCCGGCTCCACCCCCACGCCTACACGGCCCGGTGACCATGCCCGCCTACCTCATCCGCCACCCCGCCCAGCACAGCCGCGAGGACATCCTCATCGAGGACGACACCCTCACCCTCACCTTCGACGCCGGCTGGGCGATCCTCTCCGACACCCACGGCGTCTGCCTCGCCATCCCCAGCGGGCAAGGAGCCCACATCCAGCGGGTAGACGACACCCAGGACCACGAGCCCGCGCCATCCAGGGAGTGATCCAGCATGGCCAAGGCACGCGGCAACCGAGGCAACGCGACCACCCTCAAGCGGTACTGGGGACAAGGCGCCGGCGCAGCCCGCATCCGATGGGGAACACCAGGCGACTTCACACGCTGCTCACGCCAGCTCTCCAAGTACCTGGGACCCAGGGCCAAGGGCTACTGCGCACGGCTGCACAGGGAGCAGACGGGAGCGTGGCCAGGGGACCGGAGGAACGCCGGCATGCGCAGGCGGTAGAGGGTCGAGCCGGCGCGACACGGCTCGTCAGCGCCATGCCTCACAGGCCGTCACGATGCGCCGTATACGGGCAGTGTGAAGCCTCGTCAAGGGGTAAGTGGGCCCGAATGTGTGAACGAGCGCTCACGCAAGATCGCTAGACCAAGATCAAAGCGGGCCTTAACGATCACCAAATCGTAGATCGTTTAGAGCCGTTTAAGTTACCGGGGGGTTACCCCCCTCCCCAAGATCGCCAGGCATCGGGCCGTATAGCACCTGAGATCCCGCCCGGGTTTCCAAGGCCGCTGACCTGCGCCTTTCGGGCGACCGACTCGAAGGCCCTTCAAGGGACTCCGAGCCGCTGAACCCGTAAGTGCTGGTCAGAGGCTTGTAGCCGTAACGGAGGGCCGGTAGGATGGGGGCATGCCCGCCACCGAGTCCGCCCGCCGCACCAGGTGCGAGCGCTGCCTCGGCCCGCTGCCGCTGACGGCCCGGGCTGACGCGCGGTACTGCGGCGGGGCCTGCCGGCAGGCGGCCTACCGGGCCCGGACCAGCGCCAGGAAGGCGCGCGTCGCTGCCGAGCAGGCCCAGCGGATCCCGGCCGAGCTGACCAGCCGGGCCCGGTGGGTGCGCTACAGCTCCCGCAAGGTGCCGCTGCGGATCGACGGTCGCTTCGCCGCCGTCAACGACCCGTCCTCCTGGTCCGACTTCAGCGCGGCCGCGGCGGCCACGACCGGCGAGGGCGTCGGGTTCGTCCTGACGGCCATGGACCGGATGCTGGTGGTCGACCTGGACCACGCCGTGGAGAACGGGCGCGTCCTGCCCTGGGCGCAGCGCATCGTCGACGCCCTGCCGCCGACCTACATGGAGCGCGGCCGCTCGGGTAGCGGCCTGCACCTGTGGTTCCGCGGCACGGTCCCGGCCGGCCGCCGCATCCGCCGCGGAGACACGGCCCTCGAGGTCTACTCCGATGCGCGCTACATGATCGTGGGCGACCGCGTGCCGGGTACGCCCCTTGAGCTTGCCGAGCTGCCTGACGCAGCCGGCGTCATCGCCTCGCTGATCTGACGCCCTGGTGGCGCCGGGCCGGGGCTCACCTGTTCCCGCGGCGCCCTGGAGGTGCTGCACGTCCGCGCCTCAGACCCGGGAGGTCGAAATGGGTGCACGAGGCCCTGTAGGGAAGCGCTCCGAGGAGCGCATGGGACACCGGTCCAAGGAGGAGAAGGACTCCGTCACCAAGGTCCCGGCCGGGGCCGTGGTCGACGTCACCGGCCTTCCGGAGCCGGACGAGCTGTGGCATCCGATCGCACAGGACTGGTACCTGTCCCTGCGCGAGTCGGGCCAGGCGGTGTTCTACCAGCCGTCTGACTGGGCGATGGCGCGGTATGCGGCGGAGCTGATGTCCCGAGCCCTGGACCCTGAGCGGATTCCGAACGGGCAGCTCATCGCCGCGCTGAACTCGCTCATGGGCAGCCTGCTGGTGACCGAGGGCGACCGGCGCCGTGTCCGTGTCGAGCTGGAGCGCCGCAAGAGCGGCGGCGAGACCACGGCGAACGTGACGGCCCTGGATGACTACCGCTCCGCCTTCGGTGGCTGAGCAGGGGACGGTCGAGGAAGTCCCGGACACCGTCGAGCCGTGCGTCATCGGACCGACGTGGACCCGCGGGGACGACGGCTTGTTCATCCGGCCGGCGTTCACCCTGGGCTGGCACGTCCTGGTGTGGACCGGCGCGTACCTGCAGCTGCGGGGGCGCCCGTGGCGCTACACCAGCGAGCAGGTCCGCCTGATCCTGTGGTGGTACGCGCTGGATCCGGAGACGGGCGTCTTCCTGTACCGGGACGCGGTGCTCCAGCGGCTCAAGGGCTGGGGCAAGGACCCGTTCGGGGCGACGCTGTCCGCGGTCGAGTTCGTCGGCCCGTCCCGCTGGTCGGGCCGGATCGCCGGCCCGGACGATCCCGACGGGATACCCGAGGGGCAGCCGATCGGTGAGCCGCACCCGGAGCCCTGGGTGCAGGTCGCGGCGGTGTCGAAGGACCAGACCCGCAACACGATGATCATCTTCGGGTCGTTGTTCACCCCGAAGGCCCGCGCCGAGTACGGCATCGACGTCGGCAAAGAGATCGTCTACGCCCACAAGGGCACAGCCCGCATCGAAGCCGTCACCTCCTCGCCCCGAGCCCTTGAGGGCGGCCGCACCACCTTCACCCTCCTCAACGAGACCCACCACTGGATCGAGGCCAACCAGGGCCACGAGATGGCCGCCACCATCGAGCGGAACGCCACCAAGAGCGCCGACGGCTCCGCGCGCACCTTCGCCATCACCAACGCCTTCGAACCGGGAGAGGACAGCGTCGCGGAACAGACCCGCGACGCCTACGAGGCCTTCGAAGCCGGCCGGGCCGAAGACCCGGGCATCCTCTACGACTCACTGGAGGCACCGCCCGAGGCGAAGCTGACCAAGGCGTGGATCCCCAAGGTCCTCGAAGCGGTCCGCGGGGACTCGGTGTGGCTGAACATCCCGCGCATCGTCCAGTCGATCCTCGACCCCCGCAACCCGCCCAGCCGCTCCCAGCGGTTCTGGTACAACCGGGTCGTCGCGGCCGAGGACTCCTGGCTGGCCCGCCACGAATGGGACGCCTGCAAGCGCGAGGACCTGTCCCTGGCCGACGGCGACGAGATCGTCGTGTTCTTCGACGGCTCGAAGTCCGACGACGCCACCGGACTCGCCGCGTGCCGCATGTCCGACGGGCTGGTCGTCACTCTCGGCGTGTGGCAGAAGCCAGCGAACTGGCCATCGCCGAATACGCCTGGCTACATGCCCTGGTCGGTGCCGCGCGAGGAGGTCGACGGGGTGGTCGACAACACGTTCGCCCGCTTCCGGGTGCTGGCGTTCTTCGCCGACCCCGGCTCCGGGCAGGACGACGACGGCGAACTGTACTGGGACACCCATCTCGACCGGTGGGGCCAGAAGTACGGCAAGAAGCTCCTGCTGAAGGCCGTCACCGCCGGACCCAAGCAGCACGCGGTCCGCTGGGACATGCGCGGCAACCAGAACCAGGAGCAGTTCACCGACGCGGTCGGCCGCACCCACAAGGACATCCTGGAGCGGACGCTCCTGCACGACGGCAACCGCGCCATGCGCACCCACGTCATCAACGCGCGGCGTCGCACCAACCGGTGGGGCGTCACGATCGGCAAGGAGCACCGCGAAAGCGCCCGGAAGATCGACTTGGCCGTGTGCATGGTCGGCGCCCGGATGCTGCGCCGCCTGGTCCTGAACAGCCCGAAGCACGCGAACCGGCCCAAGGGCCGCGGTAAAGGACGGGTGGTGGTGCTGCGGTGACCGTCTCCATCCCCGAGCTGCCGCTGGTGACGCTGTCGGACGACGAACTCGCGCTGATCAGCCTGCTGCGCGCGGACATGCTGCAGGACCGCTACCGGCTGCTGCTGCTGGACGCCTACTTCAACGGTGAGCAGCTGGTCCGCGACCTCGGGATCAGCATCCCGCCGCAGCTGCGGGGCCTGCACACCATCATCGGCTGGCCCCGTATCGGGGTGGAGGCCCTCGAGCAGCGCCTGGACCTGGAGGCCTTCCGCTGGGCTGATGGACAGCCGGCGACCGACCTGGCAGAGATCGCCGACGCGAACGACCTGTTCGACGAGGCGAACCTCGCGCACCTCGACGCCCTCACCTACGGCCGCTCCTACCTGACGGTCGGCTCCGGTGACGAGGACGAGGGCCTGCCGCTGCTGTCGATCGAGTCGCCGCTGGACATGACGCTGCTGTGGGACGCCCGCCTCCGCATGGGCACCGCGGCGCTGCGGGAGTGCCAGACCGACCACCTGCTGGAGTCCGGCCCCGAGGACCGGATGATCGTGCTCTACCTGCCCGACCAGACCATCCAGGCCATGCCGACCGACTCCGGCGGCTGGGAGGTCGTCGAGCGGGACATGCACGGCCTGGGCATGGTGCCGGTGCTGCGGATGGCGAACCGGCAGCGCGCCGCGGACCGGGTCGGCCGCTCCGAGATCACCCCCGAGGTCATGTCCATCACGGACGCGGCCTGCCGCCGGCTGATGGGTATGGAGGTGGCGGCCGAGTTCTTCGGCGCGCCGCAGCGCTACATCCTCGGCGCCTCCGAAGGGGCGTTCCAGGACGCGGAGGGCAACCCGCTGGACGCGTGGGCGACCTACATCGGCCGGGTCCTTGGACTCGAGCGCGACGAGGACGGCAACGTGCCGGAGGTCGGCCAGTTCTCGGCGCACGACCCGTCGGGCATGACGAAGATCATCGACCTGTATGCGCGGATCATGGCGACCCAGCTCGGCCTGCCGCCGCACATGCTCGGCTACACCAGCGACAACCCCGCCAGCGCCGACGCCATCCGCAGCTCCGAGGCGATGCTGGTGAAGAAGGCCGAACGCCGCATCCGCCGCTTCGGCGCGACGTGGCGGGACGCGATGCGCCTGGCGCTGTGGGTCCGCGACGGCGAGCCGCCGGACAAGACCCGCCGCATCGAATGCGTCTACCGCAACCCCGCTACCCCCACCCTCGCTGCGCAGACCGACGCCGCGGTGAAGCTGGTGCAGGCCAAGATCCTGCCCGCCGACTCCGATGTCGTGCTGGAGATGGCGGGGCTGACGGAGGGCCAGCGGCAACGCGTGGCCGCCGACCGGCGCCGCGCGGCCGGCACCCGGCTGCTGGACCGCCTGTCGCAGATGACCGACCCGGCCACCGAGGCCGAGCCGGGCCCGGAGGCTGACGATGGCGACGGTCTCTGACGACGGCGCCGGCGCGGAACGGCTCCGGCGCGCGCAGCGGTCGGTCGCCCGCAGCCTGATCCGGGACGTGCGGTCGCTGCGGCGCCTGATCCTGCCCACCAGGCTCCGCACCTCCGTCCCGGCGTGGATCGACGCGATCCGCGCCGTGGTGGAGGAGTACAGCGCCGCCTCTGCGACGCTGGCCGCCGCCTACTACGACGGCGAACGCGAGAGCGCCGGGATCACCGGCCGGTTCACCGTCGCCGTCCCCGGGCCGCCGCCGGACGAGCAGGTCGAGGCCACCCTGCGCTGGGCGACCAAGGACCTGTGGCCGCGCGATCCAGAGGCCGCTGCGAACACCGCCGCCCAGACTTTCACCCTGGACGTCCGGCTCGAGCAGGCGGAGAGGAAGACCGAGGGCGCCGTGGAGCGGCTGGTGCTGAACGCGGGCCGGCAGACGATCCGCGAAGCGGTCCAGCAGGACCGCGGTGCCGTCGCCTACGCCCGCGCGGCCGCGCTCGGCGCCTGCAGCTTCTGCAAGCTCATGGCCTCCCGCGGCGCGGTCTTCAAGGACCTCGACCGGGTGGGCCGCGAGGCGAATGAGCGGTTCACCGGCGACGACAGCGTCATCAAGTTCCACAACTCGTGCCGCTGCCAGCCCATCCCCGTCTTCCGGGGCCAGCAGTTCCAGCTCTCACCGCACGCAGCCGAGTGGGACCGCATCTACCGCGAGTACGCCGCCGGGCACCCCGGCGACCAGCTCCGCCGCTTCCGGCAGGCCCTGGCCGCACACGACCAGCATCCGCTGCCTGCCGCGCACTGACCTACCCCCGTATCCCGGGCCGCCCTGGTGGCGGCCCTTCGTCATTCCCCAGCCCCTGGAGGGCCGCTTCGTCATGCCTGAAGAGACCGAGACCCAGACCAGCGAGCAGCAGCCGGCCGGCACCGAGGAGACCGCCGCCACGGCGGCCGCCGAGGAGGACACCGGCACGGGCACCGAGGACGACGGCGACGCCCAGGAGGCGCCGACCGACGCCGAGGACACGACCTTCGACCGCAAGCGGTTCGAGGCCGAGCTGCGCAAGAAGAACTCCGAGGCCGCGAACCTCCGCAAGCGCCTCAAGGAACTCGAGCCGCTCGCGCGGAAGGCCAAGGAACTCGAGGACGCGCAGAAGTCGGAGGCCGAACGGCTCACCGACCAGCTGCGCGCTGCTCAGGAGCAGATCACGGCCACCCGTCAGCGCCTGGTCCGCAGCCAGGTACAGGCCCTGGCCACCGGGTTCGCGGACCCGGAGGACGCGATCGGCGCACTGGATCTCAGCACGTACGTCGACGACGACGGCGACATCGACGAGGCGGCCATCAAGGCCGACCTCACCGCGCTCCTCGAACGCAAGCCGCACTGGGCCAAGCCCCAGCCCCAGGAGGGCCCGCGGCGCCCCGCACCGGACCGCACTCAGGCGTCCGGCGCCAAGCAATCACGGACCCTCACCCCGGAGGACGAGTTCTCGGGGTGGCTGAAGTCGCAGCTCAAGTAGCTGCGGAAAGGAACCTCCCATGGTGGCTACGGCCCCCCTCAAGCTCAGCGACGTCAACGACGCGCTGCTCCCGCGGACCATCACCGGCCCGATCTTCGAAAAGAGCGTCGAGCGGTCGGCGGTCATGTCGCTGGCCCAGCGCGCGCCGCTGGCGATCGACGCCAACACCTCCGTGCCGATCCCGATGGACGTCCCCACGGCCGACTGGGTCGGCTCCGGCCAGCGCAAGCCGCTGTCCTCCGGCGGCGTCGGCGTCAAGACGATGCAGCCCCGCAAGCTCGCCGTCCTCATCCCGGTCTCCGAAGAGGTCGCGATGACGAACGCCGGCGGGCTGTTCGCGCAGCTGCAGCGTGACCTGCCGACCGCGTTCGCGCGGGCCTTCGACCACGCCGCGATCCACGGCAAGACCATGAAGGGCGCCGCCGGCCCCTTCAGCGACTACCTCGCGATGACCAGCAACGCGGTCGCGCTCGGCTCGGCGTCCCAGGCGGACGGCGGTATCTGGGCGGACTTCGTCAACGGCATGGCCGAGGTCGTCGACGAGGACTGGGACTACACCGGCACGGTCGCCGACCACCGCCTGAAGCCGTCCCTGCTGCTGGCCACCGACACCACCGGCCGGCCGATCCTCGTGGACACCACCCAGCCCGGCACCCAGATGGCGTCCGCCGGCACGCTGATCGGTGAGCCGCTCGCCTACTCGCGCAGCGTCTCCGGCAAGCAGCGCCGCCAGTCCACCTCCTCCGACACCGGTCTGCGGGCGATCGGCGGGGACTGGTCGCAGGCGGCGTATGGCGTGGGTATGGACATCACGGTCCGCATCTCCAAGGAGGCCACGTACGTCGACGAGGACGGCGGCGTGCACTCGGCGTTCCAGGAGAACCTGGTGCTGATCCTCGCCGAGGCGTTCTACGGCTACGTCCAGGGCGACGCCGACGCGTTCGTGAAGTTCACCGGCACGCCGTCCGGGTCGGCTTCCTGATGGCGGGGGCTGTCCCGGCTTCCGCGCCGGGCGGGACGGCCACCCCGCTTCGTATCGTGGTCCGTGTCCACGCCATGCCGCCGGAGCACAACGCGGGGGCCGAGCACATGCTCGTCTCCATGCTGCGGCCCCTGGCAGAGCGTGGACACGACGTCTCCGTGTGGCTCTCGCGCTACGGCAAGGCCCGGGACGTCTACGACTACCGCGGCTTGCAGGTCGTCCCGCTCGAGGCCCGCCTCGACTTCCCCACGGCGGTCCGCAAGGCCGACGTCCTCGTCTCCCACCTGGAGTGCGTCCCCTCCACGACGGCCCTGGCCCGCGGCTACGGCAAACCGGTCATCGTCGTCTGCCACAACACCCACACCGCCACCTTCCGCAACATGGCCGCAGGCGGCACCGCGCTGGCGGTCTACAACTCCCAGTGGATGGCCCGCGAGGCGGAGATGTTCTTCGCCGAGTACCCCAAGGGCATCCGGCCCCAGGCCGAGCTGATCGTGCGGCCGCCGGTGCTCGCCGGGGAGTACGCCACCAAACCGGGCAAGAAGATCACCCTGGTGAACTGCAACCCGGAAAAGGGCGGGCACGTCCTCGAACAGCTCGCCCGCCGGATGCCCGACGTCGAGTTCCTGGCCGTCACCGGCGCCTACGGCAAGCAGATCCTGCCCGACCTGCCGAACGTCGAGATCGTCGAGCACGTCGACGGCCAGGACATGCGCGACAAGGTCTACGGCCGCACCCGGATCCTGCTGATGCCGTCGTCGTACGAATCGTGGGGCCGCGCCGGCGTCGAGGCCCTCGCCAGCGGCATCCCCGTCGTCGCCCACCCCACCCCCGGCCTGACCGAGTCCCTGGGCGAGGCCGGCATCTTCGTCGACCGCAACGACATCGACGGCTACGAAGCCGTCCTCCGCAAGCTCATGACCGCGCCCGAGTACCGGCTCGCGACCAAGCGGGCCCGCGCCCGCAGCGCCGAACTCAACCCCGGCGCCGAACTCGACGCCTGGTGCCACGCGGTGGAGACCCTGACGGCCCGATAGGAGGCGGAGATGGCGTTCGAGACCCCCACAGCCGAGGATCTCGGCCTGTATCTGAACCTCGACGAGATCGACGCGGTACGCGCCGACTTCCTCATCTCCACCGCCGTCAAGCTCTGCCAGGCGGTCGTCAAGCCCCTGCCCGAAGGCGCGGAGCCTGTCGTCCTGTCGGCGGCCGGCCGCGCCTACATCAACCCCCAGTCCGTCACCTACGAGACCATCGGCCCCCAGTCCATCCAGCGCCCCACCGGCTCCGGCGGCCTGTACCTGACCAAGGCCGACAAGACCGCGCTGAAGTCGGCCGCCGGCCGCGGCGGAGCCTTCACCGTCGACCCCACCCCCACCACCGCCGACCCCTCACCGTCCTACCCGATCGACGACGACTACGGGCCCGGCATGGAGTGGGAACCGGGCTGGGGCTGGTCCTGATGCCCGCCCCCTACCCCTACGGCGTCACCATCCGCGTGCTGCGCACCGGCGCCTCACCGGGCCGGGACCCGCGCGGCCAGCCCCTGCCCGGCCCGGACGAGTCGTTCGACGTACCCGGCTGCGTGGTCACCCCGCGCGAGTCCGCGCCCCAGGTGGGCGGCGACCAGCAGCAGGGCCGCGACACGGTCGTGGTGGGCATCACCGTGTACGCGCCGCCCGGCACCGACATCCGCACCACCGACCGCATCCGGATCACCGCCAGCCGCTACCAGGGGGTGACCTTCGAGGTCACCGGCGAGCCCGGCGACTGGGGCCGCCACGTCATGACCGGCACGCGCGGCCCGGTGCAGTTCGCCGCCGACCGGGTCAAGGGCTAGCCGCGGGCCTGCTCCACCGCCGCCACAAGCCGCGCGGCGGCGTCGTTGCTGCGGTGCGGGATCGACAGCGAATGCGGATCGGACTGCGGTGGCCGCCCGCCGGCCAGCAGCCCGCGTTCTTCCGCAGCCGGGGCGCTGCCGGGCAGCACGAACTGCACATAGCCGTGAAACAGCCGGGTCGCCGGCTTGAGCCGGGTGCCCGTCACGTCGGCGGCCCGCAGCCGGAACTGCTGCCCCGCCTGCCCGACCTGCTTCTTCGTGATCGTGATCCATTCCCCGTCGAAGCTCACGCTGCCCTGCACGCCCTTGACGTCCATCCCGACCCCCAACCGAATGCGGAGGTGGTCATGATGCCCGCCAGGTTCAAGATGTCCAAGCGCGGCGTCGGACAGCTGCTGCGCAGCGACATGGTCCTCGCCGAGATGGTGCGCCGCGGACACGTCATCAAGTCCACCGCCGAGGCCATCGCCCCGGTAGGCGGCCCCGGTGACCCGCACCGCGGCCTGTACAGGTCCAGCTTCTACATCCGCCCGGTCCCTCGCGGCGGCCGCCGCCGGGACCGCGCCGTCGCCATCGTCGGCAACACCGCCCCCTACGGCGCCCACGTCGAGTACGGCACCGAGAAGGTCCGCGCGCACCACGTCCTGCTGCGCGCCGCACAGGCCGGGGGCCGCTGATGGCCCACGTCGGCAGCGTCGACGTCGAACTCGAACTGATCACCTATCTGCAGAGCCGGGCCGGCAGCAGCGTGGTGGTCCGCGACGAGCTCGACAGCAACCTCGCCAACGAGCTGCCCACCATCCAGGTCGAACGGATCCCCGCCGGCGACGACGACGGCTTCCGTCTCGACCGGGCGCTGGTCGACATCAACGTCTACGCCGCCACCCGCCCGCAGGCCATCGCCCTCGCGGCGCAGGTCCGCGGCTGGATGCTGCAGCACCTGCCCGGCACCAAGACCGCGGCCGCCGTCTTCACCCAGGTCGCCACCATCTCCGGCCCCGGCATCCGGCCCTACGAGAACACCGCGCTGCGCCGCGCCGGCGCCACCTACCAGGTCTACAGCCACCCGGTCTCCTGACCGGCCCCCAGGCCCGCGCCATGTCCCCCTTTTTGTCCCGCCCGAGCGCGGGCCCGCAACCCCATGTCTGGAGACATCATGGTCAACATCACCCGCGCCGCGGACCTCACCATGGTCGGCGCGAACGGCGGGGCTTGGGTGGGGCCGGTCGGCACACCCGCCCTCGCGTCCCCCCTCACCCAGCCCACCGACCCGTGGCTCGCCCTCGGGGCGATCTCCGAGGACGGCCTGACCAACGGCTGGGACGAGGAGAGCCAGCAGTTCACCCCGTGGGGCCTGACCAGCCCGTTCCGCACCCAGATCACCCAGTCGATCCGGACCTTCGGCCTGACGGTGTGGGAGACCTCCCGCCGGTCGGTGATGTCCCTGCACTACCGGCTCGACGACGCCGAGTTCGAGCCGGACGGCAGCGGCATCACCAAGTACGCCGAAACCGCCAGCCCCGTGCCGGACCGGCGCGCGTTCTGGTTCCTCGTCATCGACGGCGACAACTACCGGGGCTTCTACGTCCCCGAGGGCGAGATCAACGACCGCGGCGACGTCACCTACAAGCAGGACGAAATGTCCGGCTTCGAGTGGACGGTCACCACCTACCCCGACGCCGCCGGCAACACCGTCTACCACGTCGACAAGATCCCCGTCACCCCGGCCGACCCGCTGAGCTGACCGGATCCCCCCGAACTGGATGGGCGGGCCACATCTGCTGGCGCGGGCACGGCCCGCCCATCCTCCACCCCCACCGCC